GGAGAAGTAACAGACGTTGCAATGTCTCCGACCATCTTACCAAAGCTGGCCGGTGCATTTTGAATAGCTTGCTGGCCTACTTCTTTAAGTGTCAGGCCGCCTCTCCGTTCATCAAACTGATCGAACGGATTAGGGGAGCCGTCAAATTGGTCGAACGGATTAGCCATTTATTTCCCCAGAATTGCGTCAGCCGCACCAGCACCGTACTTCTCGTCAAACTGCTTTTTCAGGTTAGGATTGCGGCGCAGATACTCAACAGCGTTAGCCGGTATATTAGCCGCCGGCGCTGCTAGTGCACGGCCGGACGCTTGAGAAGCAGTCTGCTCAGCCTCAACCTTGATTTTATCAAGCTCTTTAGTCAGCGTAGCCGGATCAAACTTCTTTCCGTAGTCACGCTCATAAGCATTTTCACGGATGCCTTGATAGCGATTTAGAATAGTTTTTACCTGCTCAAGACGCTTCTTCAGGTCCGCTGGGTCTTGGAATTGGTCAAGGCTTCCAAGAACAGACTGAAGATAGTTAATTTCCTGAACGGCGACTTGGCCTAGCGCGCCGCCAGTTGGGGAAGCCTCACGCATTTTATTAAGCTCATCAAAGCCGATGTTTGCTTTGATGGCATCAATGGACTTAGAAAGAGCGTAGGCATCAGTAGTCGGAATCCCGACAAGAGCGCGCCCGCCGAGGCCAGCACTCGTGTTGCTGACGCGACCAATAGCATCATCAATCAGGCCGCTGACAGTCTTGGTCTGCTCGCGGCGGTTAACAAGACCAAGCTCAATAGTCGGCTGAGCGATTTGCTTTTCAGCGCGTGCTTTTGCCAAAGTTTGCGCTTCAGCAACCGCACCAGGTTCACGCAATTTTTCAGCGATAGTTGCGGCGGCAGAAGCACGCTGAGGATCAGCCAGCTGGATAATCGGGTTTCTGGCGATGCGTTCAGCCATGCTTTGAGCTGCGTCAGGCGCGCCTTGCTGCGGCATAGGTGCGGCAGGGACAGTCGGAACCGCCCCAGCCGGGGCTGATGGCATTTCTGGCCCGCCAGGTGCGGAAGCTGGCGCGCCAGGAGCCGCAGCCGGCATAGCAGGTGTAACGCCAGCAATACGCATAAGTTCCTCTTGAGAAAGACGCTCAAGAGGAGTTTTTCCATATTGCTTAATAGCGTACTGCCTAAGACCTTCACGACCAAGTATGCTGGCCTGCTCTTGAGTAATTCCAAGAGCCTTCATCTTCTCAGGATCTTTAAGAAGTTCATCAAGTTTTTTGTTTTCTTCCATTGCGCGCATACGCTCTTGCATCTGCGCGTTCATCAACCGCGCCTGCTGCGTGCGATAGATGTTGCTCTCGATGTTTTGGCCGACGTTCCCGAGCTGCGCAAGATACTGCGCGCGCTGCTGCGGCATCTGCTTCTGGCCGGCGGCAAGAAGGAGCGCACCAATCTGCCCAAACGTATTCATGGCGATGCGATCACGGTCTTCCGGCGCAATCATCCCCAGCAGACCACCTTCCATGCCGTCAGCCATCTCTGTTCCCCTTAGTCAGTTACTTCCTAAGCGCCTGCGCTTCTTCGGAAGCGTAAATGCCATCGTAAATGGCCTGAACGGACTGGCCGCCGTCGTGGACGCCGATCCAGTAGTACATTCCAGTCTCATCAGGCTGGCGCCCCAAGCACTCCTGATAAATCTTAGCCAGCCACTCAGGCGGGTTGTTGACGTCGTATTTCATGCTCTCCTCCTTTGCTTACCGCCCCAGAAGACCCCTTGCTTCTGGGGAAGACGCGATTGTAGCAACAAGATCGGCAATCGGCACACCGGCCGCCGCTTGCTGCGCCCAGTAATTTGCGCCAGCAGCCTCCGGCGCGCGGCCGAGATAGTTGGCGTAGGCGTTAGTAATCCAAGACGGAACATTCCCAGCAGTCGATGTCTGCTGGCCTACATTTGTGGTAGTCACGCCACCAGTAGTGGCAGCAGGCTGAACGACGGGCTTGGCTTCCGCACCTTCTTCAACCGGCTCGGCAGCAGCCTGATCTTTCTTAGCCGCATCCTGGAGCCATTGCGGCACTGTGATGTTGCTAATGTCGAGCCGCTGGCGCGGCTGCGCGATCTGCTGATAGGTCGCCGGGATGTCGGCAGGATTAAACTGCGGGATCAGGTAAGGAAGCGCGGCCTGGTAATCCAAAGACTGCTGGAAAGCGTTCTGGATCGACGGCGGGAGATTGCGCGGCGCATTGTACTGCGCCATCTCGTACACGTTGCCGCCGACTGCCTGAGAACCAAACGGGACAGGCCGCACACCAGCCTGCGCGCCCTGAGCCTCAGCAGAGCCAAGGATGCCGGCGCGAACTTCTGCCGGCGTAGCGCGGCCGCTCGTCAGCAAATCGGTCCAGTAAGCAAGGCCAGCCGTGTCGGGCTGGCGATAGAGATCGCTGCCATAAAGACCAGTTACGAAGCTACGGGCTGCATCAGCCGACATGCCGGCAGGAGTCGTCGTGCCAGTAAGAAGACCGGGAGATACGGGCGACGGCGCAACAGGAGCCACAGGCTGCTGCACGACAGGCGCAACCGGAGTTGCCGGAGAGAGAAGCCCGCGAGCCTCGGCAGAAGCCGCCATATCACGCGCAACGTCAGCCAGCGTGCCAGCGCCTGATGTGACTGCATTAGTAAAATAATTCAGACCAGCCTCGTCAGCAGGGCGACCAAGGATGCTCTGGTACAGTGCGGCGATGTCTTCTCTGATAGCCATGTTTCTTACCCCAACAAGCCGCCGCTAAAGAGATCACCCTTACGGCGCGGACGATTACCAACGGGACTGAGCATCCCAGTCTGTTTCGGCTGATTGGCCGCCATCAAGGACAAGCCCATCCGCCCTAAGTTTTTGAACAGCTCTTCGTCCTTAGCGGACTGAGAAGCCGCTTGAGCCGTAGCCTGGTCAACGGAAGCCGCCGTATCAACAGCGGCAGTCTGTTCGCGCGCAGTATCAATCGCACCCTGCTGTGGGGCCGCAAAGGAAGGCTGAACACCTTCATACTTCGCCATGATCTGCTGGGCGAACGCAGGACCACTCATGCCCTCTTTGCCGGCGTTTAAGAGAACAGCGCGCTTGCCGACGATGGAAGTCGCAGGATTCTCACCGCCAGACAGCAGTTTAGCCGCGCCGCCAGCGCCTTGCTGATGCGCGAGATAGAGCTGCGCCGCAGTCGGATTTTCAATTCCAGCGCGCTGAAGATCAGCGCGGTTTGCCGCAGCCAGACGAGCAGCCGCATCAGCAGATGCCTGCAAGTCATACGGATCGGACAAGCCGTAAGCCTTAGCCGTGCTGGGAATAAACTGGAACGGGCCGGCAGCCTTGGATGCCGGGTTGAACAGGTTTCGGCCGCCGCCGCTTTCAATCTGGTACGTCCTGCCAAGATAGCCACCGGGCAGGCCGTACTTTTGCTCAATCGAGGCGAAGAGTTCTTCCGGGTTCATCTGAACGCCTTCAGCATGGACGGGAATTGAACATCAACGGTCTTGCGACCAGCGACTTCTTTAACTGCTTCAGGATACTTCTTCTCAATGTCCTGAGCCATCGGGCCGACGACTTTCGGATAGGTCTTCGGATCGCCCTTGTAGCGATAGGCGTACATATCGACGCCGGTTTCCTTGTCCTTGCCGAGCTTCTGAATGTCTGTCTTCTCACGCTCATCGGAGAATGGGAGAAGAGCAGCAAGAGAAGAAAGGAAGCTACCACCACCAGCTGCCGCGCCTGCCGCACCAGCCGCAGCCGGCGCAGCAAGAGACTTCAAGCCGCTCAAGATGCTAACGCCAGTCGATGCCGCACCAAGGCCGGTGAGCAACGGCGAGCCACTACCGCCGCTGCTCGTTTGCGTCTGCGTGCCGCCGTAAGGTGTAAGACCAAGAGCCTGAACGGGGAGATTGAGCTGCTGGGCCGGGAACGCTTGCTGCTCCGCATACGCCTGCCGCGCCGCATCAAGCTCAGCCTGCTGCTGCTGCTGGATCGACTCCTGCGCAGCAAGCGCCGCAGCCGCGCCCTGCAAGAAGTTCTGCTGACCAGCACCAGCAAGACCGCCAAGCGTCTGCGCGCCAGTAAGACCAAGGCCGGCGCCGGAGATGCCCGCAGCCTGGTTGAGCTGCTGAGCCGCCATCTGGCGCTGAATGTCGGCCTGCGCCGCAGCCTGAGACTGGGCGAAGTTCTGCGACATGAGGTTAGCAGCCAGCTGACCAGCCTGCTGCTGGGCAGCCGCATTGACGATGCCCTCTTGGATCGCCTGACGCGACCCGCCAAAGGCGCGAGCCTTGATCGCCGCGTCAGCCGCTTGGTTCAGCCCGGTGAGCCGCTGCTGATTGAGCGTATCAAGCGACGTCTGGAGAACAGACTGGGTGTAGGGGTTCATGTATGGAGACAGATCAGTCGTCGCCAGCTGGCCGGCCTGAACCCGCTCCGGCTGATAACCGCCAGCCTGCGCCGCCATCTGCTGAGCGTAGGCGAACGCCGGCTGAGACATGGCGTAGTTGTTGGCGATGGTTCCAATCGTGGAAACCTGACCAGGCGTCATCGACGCAACGCGCTGGCCTTCATACGGACCAGGCATCGTGCGAGACACTTCATAGGCCGCAGCCAGATTGCGCCGACCGGCCTCCTGAACCCATTCAGGAAGCTCTGTCTTATTAACTACGGTCTGAGTTCCGCCGCCGCCCATGCTCATGTGAGTTGCCTCGTATAAACGGTGTGAGTGGATTGCCACCCAAACGCAGGTTCAAACTTTTCCCACCCCTTCCGGGCGGTTGCTTGCATGAAGTCGCATCCGTTTTTTCGAGCAAACTTCTCGACTTTCCGGTGCAACTTTAACACAGCTTTCATCTCGCCGGCAGCAAGAAAGATATTCAGATACCGCTTCTGCGGACACTGGATAACCTCTGTCACCGCCATTCCACCGCTATTCCAGAACAGCTGGAACCGGCCTTCCTCCAACCCTTCAACAATGTCATGCAAGGCGAACGTGCCGCCGCCATGCTCAAGCGCCTGCTCCAGACGGGCGATCATGTGTTCTCTGTCGATCAATAGGGCGGCGCTCCCTGCTGACCCAAAGCAACCGATGTGGTGACCAGATTGCCCGAGTTATCGACCGTAACCTTCCACACGCCGCCGTCTGGAGCCTGAAGCAAAACGCCATCGACGGCCTCAAGACGCCCAATGGACTGCCCCAGCACCCGCTCCAGAAGGGAGAAGGCGAAGCGGAAATACTCGCGATCATAGCCACCCGGAGGCGTCGGTAGATTGATAATCACCGGCCACCCCCCGGCACGATCTCCAGACGCATCTCACCGATGCTCCACTCGCCATCCTCGGTCGCAGCGATCTTCACGCGGAAGTCGCGGCCTGTGACACGCATATCGGTGTAACCGGATGCCCTTGGGTTGTACGGACCACTCGTCGTCTCTGCCGCTTCTGGCGTGAACGACGAGAAGAAGGTCAACTGCGTGCTGTCGTAGCCGTGCCCGCTATCAGTGATCGCCTGCCTGACGTGCGTGATCTGGTTGCCGTTCTGAATGTTGATGGAACCAGTCTCTGCATATCGAGCCGTCGTGATCGGCGTGCCTGCCGCCGTCCAGCCGTTCTCTTGCTGGAACACGTCGTTCACTTCGTCAGACGCCAGAGGATACTGGAACACGCCAGAGCCGCACGCAGCCGTGCGCGTCATCGTATCAGTGACGCCCCACCAGCCTTCAGCGTAGTTGTAATACACGGCACGGTCAGGAACAGTTGATCCCTGCGACGGATACCAGAACCATGCTTCAGGGAAGATGTTGTTCTCGGAACCATGCGTCCAAAGCGAACCAACCTGCGGGTCAACGTCGTCGAACACGTAAGAGCCGACATCGCACGGCAGCGGGCGAACCGTGCCGCCGTCATATAGGAAGAAGCTTTCACGGCCCATCCATATGCAACGACCAGCAAAGGTCGCAAAAGCGCGCGGGGCGATCAGGCCGCAGCCGAAGCCAATGCGCTCGATCTGATAGATATACGGCAGGCCGATGTAGCGCATCAGCCATGCTTCATCTTCCGTCCAGATCAACGTGCCTTCGCGCACCGGGGCGCACATGGTGATCTTGTTCTGGGTGTCGAGGTCAAGATAGCCAGCCGTGTTCGTCGGATCAGCATAGTCCCAGTCCGTATAGTCTTCACGGCTCGACCATGCGACACGACGAGAGTTGCCGCCAGCGCCGATCAGGACAGCATGACGCTCAGGCGTAACGATGACGCCACGGTTGTTGATCGGCGGAAGTTCAGCAGCAACAGAGGTCGCAGTTCCGCCTGTGCCAGTGGTGTTTGTGCCAGAGTTGGCGTAGGTGAAC